ATCCTAGTAATTGGAGCTCAACTCCTGACGCTGTAATTCAGAATCCTATTAATGTTGTAAATACACCAACACAAACTTGGAATGGAACTCTATATTCTAATAATCAGTTTGGCCAGGGTGGAGCTGTGATTAGACACAATAAATTAACAACTGGTCATTCTATACATCGTTACACATATACGAAAAGTGGTAATTCATTTTCTCTCAATACTAGTACAGTAGTTGGACCTTATAAGAACTATAGTCGACCTCCATATCTTGCATGGACTGATGATAGTTCATCACCTAAGTTTTTACAATTTAACTATGGTACAGCAGGTTCAAGTACAACGCGGCAAATTCAATTAATAGATCCTTCAAATAGTCACAATGCCGATTGGACATATGATTTAAATGCTGTATCTGGTGCTGGTTATCCGTTTGGTATGAGGCATTTAACCGTCGGTAAAGATGTTAAAACAGAATTATTTTCATATGGTGATGCATATAGAGGTGGAGATGGAAAATCCGGACAAATAAGATTTGTTAAGGCATCTGATAGATCAGAAGTTTTTAACCTAGATAACCCATTTACTCGTGATTCAGACGGATTATACTTTGGTGATAATTATGAACACCATGCTATTGAAAGCGATGGTAGTAATAGATATTCCCTTGTGTCATGGGGTGAACCTGATGATGTAGATAATAAAGATATTTACTCTTTTTGGGAATTAAAATGGGATTCAGATCTAAGTCAATTATACTTAGATACTAATCCTCCGGGTGTCGGATTTTTTGCACAAGTTCGAAATCCTAGCATTAGCAGTACAATAACTGGCAATGCTAATACAAACTATACAGCATATGGAATAGCTCAATCTTCTGATAAATCTTACTATATAGTAGGAAGAAATGTTTCTGGAGTATATCAAGGTATGCTTCTAAAATTTGATAAAGAAGGTAATTTCGAATGGATTAGAGGATTTGGTAGTAATGGTACTAGTACTACTACATCTTGGTCACCCGGTGGTGTAATATGTGATCCATCTGATGGTAAACCCATCGTTTATGGTAAAGAATACGGATATGGTATTAACCAGGGCCAGCAATATCCAGCAGGTTTTATAATGAAGTTTAATAAAGATGGCACTAGAGATTATTCTAAAATTATGAAATTTAATACTATGCCGTCTACATTTCCTAATAATGCTAGAACTGACTTTGTGACAACAAATAAAGACTCTTATGGTAATTTCTGGTCTATTTGGGATTACGATCAAATAAACGATCAAATATCAGGTGCAAACTATTATAGAGATGTAGTTGCACTTACAAGATGGAATCCTAGCGGGACATTAAGTGGTGTATACTTCTTGAGACCAGGTACAGGATCTGGTGGTTCAAATTCAGATTTTAAAAATAAAGGAAGAATTGAACCAAGAGGTTTACTTGTTGACGGAACTAACTTATATGTTACTAGTTAACTATATCTAGTTCAACCGCTATGCCGAGTTGGGCATGGTCTAAGAGTCACACATATGGATCTGGATCAACTTCGAGTTGGGATACAGGCGGTAGTTATCCCAGGTTTAAATTTGTATGTGTAGATCCAGCCGATAACAATCCAATATTACAGGGTAATGTTAACGATGGTACTGGTACTAACGGTAATCAATTTAGTGGTTGGCGTACAGTAATAGCAAAAATAAATGCTAGCAATGGTAATATTATATGGGGTAAGGTTTTAGATGGTAGCAATAATGCTTCATCTGGTACTTGGACACAGGGCAATACTGAAGTTGCTTTACATAATACTAATTATTTAATTGTTGCTAGTAATGTGGATGATGGGTCAAGTCCGACACATATGCGTATGTTCTGCAGATTAGTTAATATATCGGATGGTACAACTTCGAATGTATATGAAGTTAATTCTACTGGTACTGCACCTGGTGGATCAAATTGGCAATATGGAATAAATTATTACAAAATAGATACTATGATAACAGATGCTGATGGTTGTGCAGTACTTACAATGAATTTAAATGGCGGTTTGGATTGGTATCCAACCATTTTAAAATTTCCAAAAGTTTTTGATTATTGGAGTAGTACGCTTGGTTCAAATGGCTATGGTAATATAGAATTAACTGAAGTAACATCTAGTTATACAGATGAAGACATGACTTTTTCATATAATCCTTCATCTGATCCAATTACGTTTGGTTCTTTATATGGAAACTTTAGCAGTAGTTTTTCTATTGTAAACTACGGTGGCGGTACGTATGGTGATGGTTTTTACACACCAACTACTGATTCAGATTGGAATGAAAAAATTAGCATTACAAATCCAACTACATTACCATGGAACGGATCAAGAGTACTGGCTCCAGGTGGAAATTCTCCCGCTGAAACTTATTCTTATTCAAATGTTATACAGTATTTTGACATTACGACTCTTGGTGATGCTCAAGACTTTGGTGATTTAACGGAGATAAAAAATGGAGTTTCTGCTGTGAGTAATGGTGGAAGATGTGTTATAATGGGAGGACAGGGTAGAACGTCTACACAAACACCGGCAGGATCCGGTAGATATCTGGATGAAATGGAATACGTATCATTTGCAACTCCAGCCAATGCTGTTTCATTTGGTCTTCTGGCAACAGGCGTGCATGATGCGGCCGCAGGTAGTAATGGAACTCGTGGTATAATTGGAGGTGGTGACGCAGGACCTTCTTCTTCAACAGCAACAGATGCAATTCAGTACATAACAATAGATACCGCAGGGGGATCATCATCGTTCGGTAATCTTACTGCAGAAACACATATGGGTATGTCTACAAATGACGATACTTATCTAGGTTTTCTTGAAGGTTACACATCATCAGGTGGGTTCGGATATAGAAACACTAATACTTGGGTCACCATGGATACTCTTGGTAATTCTGTAAACCAGGGTTCATTTACATATGGCATGGGTAATGGTGGTAAGGGTATAGTTAGTGATAATACATACGGCGTAGTTTTTGGTGGCAATCAAGACTATACAAGCGGTGGTACTTCTTGGAATAACAATATTTACTATCTAACTATTGCCACAAAGAGTGATGCATCAGACTTTGGAGATTGTATTACAAGTCTTGGTCATGCAGGACAAGCATCATATGCTCAAACTAAACGTGGTGTTTCTATCGGGGGATTTTATAATCCAGGTACAGTAACTATTGACACAATTTCACATATTGTCATAGATACACCAGGCAATGCATCAGACTTTGGTGATCTTACCCAGGCAACAGAATATTCCTATGGAGTATCTGGAAATGCCGCATAAATAGTATATATTATAACTAAGGATTTATTATGAGTGAAGTCGTTAAGAAAACGGAAAATGCAGAATTAAAAGCAACTGATCCAGTAACATTTGGTATTACTCCTGTCTCTAAGAGTAAAATCAATCCACAAGCAGTTGCTATAGTAAATGAATATCTGCCTGAGCTAGATGAGAAAACAAAATTCTTTGATAGGAATAATTCTCAATCTACTTTGGCGATGATGAGTCTTACAATGCTGAATGGTCATTCACCTATGAGAATGATGAGACAAGTATTGGCAGAAACTGAGAAACGTAAGATGGCATTGGCTGAAGCACAGGTGAGTCATGCCAAAGCATTAAGAAACATTGAGAAGTTACAAGATAAACTATTCAATGATCCTGATAATAATGTTCTAAGTGCTAAATTACGTGCAGCTTTTGTTGGCATAGAAATGATGGAAAGTAAAATAAATGGTTCTTTTAAAGATATTGCTACTTTAATTAATGCATATAATAATTTAAAAGAAGCTCATGGCGTGGAAGATTGGTCAGAAGAGGAGTTTGAAGAATCTGAAAAAAGGCATCACGTAAGACGTGGATTTGAATTGATGTATCGTAATCTAATGGATGGTGGACGAGCAAGTACGGCAACCATTGAATATATGCAACAGTACGGCGTACATCCTCAAGTAGGACTTACAGAAGTACAAGGATATATTAAGGTTGTAAGCGATATGATCAATAGTAAACAGATACCACATTCAAATCACCTTGAAGATTTTTTAGACGAAATGGCTGACAAATATTATAAAGAAACGGATAAAACTACTCAAAGAATTTTTGGCAAAGATAATATTATTAGTCCAGAGATTATGAGTATCATAAACAAATAGGATAAGAAATGTTCGGTCCACACTTTTATCATCAGAAGGTTAGAAAATGCGTAGCCGCCTTTGGTTCGTTATTTACTAACTTATATGTAATTCGAAAGGATTCAGCTGGTAGTGTTATTAGTACAGTACGAGTACCACTAGCATATGCTCCTCGTGATAAGTATATCGAACGTATACAAGGTTTACAAGATATACAAAGAGATGAGGCTGTTGCACTTAAACTACCTCGTATGTCTTTCGAGATTACTTCATACATTTATGATGATACGAGGCAGTTACAAAAGTTAAATAAAACCTTTCATAATAATACTATTGATGATCATGGTTCTAAAAAAGATATTGTTACAAGATCTGTACCATATAATATAACTTTCTCTCTTACCATATATGCAAAAGCACAAGATGATGCTTTACAGGTAGTAGAGCAGATTTTACCATTCTTTAGTCCACAATACACATTAACCATGAAGCCGTTTACCGAATATCAAGATTTATTAGAAGATATACCAATCACTTTACAAGGTGTTTCTTATCTTTCTGATTTTGAAGGTGCATTGCAAGATAGAAGTGTATTACAATATGTTTTAGACTTTGAAATGAAAACAGCTTTCTATGGACCAATCGATAAAGGTAAAAACGTTATACAAAGATCTATTGTTAATTATGATTTAGATGAAACAGATTCAGCAGGATTTTCATTTAGTGTACATTATACACCGAAGTTTTTTAGTAGAACACCAGATGATCCTTTATTCCCTGGTTATAATACTACTTACTATGGTGATAGCGATTTATAGGTGAGTTATGGATAGTGATAAGATTGCTAATGACTACGAATATTCTCGACAAACGTATTACGAACTAATCGAGAAAGGCAAAGATGCTCTTGACTTGGCTATTGAGATTGCTCAACAGTCCGAGCATCCACGTGCTATCGAAGTCTTATCTGGCATGATTAAGAATGTCGGTGATGTAAATGACAAGTTGATGGATCTCAATAAAAAGAATAAAGATATCAATAAAAGTGATATTCCTATGAAGGCTGAAGGCACAACTAATAATAATTTGTTTATCGGTTCTACAACTGATTTACAAAGAATGTTACAAGATGTAGAAAAGACTGCAAAGCCAGCTAATAACGTGATAGATTTGACGCCCAGATTAAAAGATGAATGATGGATATTTAGGGAATCCAAATGTAAAACGTGACGGTATTGTCACATCATGGACCCAAGAAGAAATTATAGAATATCAGAAGTGTATGAAAGATCCTATACACTTTGCAAAGAAATACTGTAAAGTTATTTCTCTTGACGAAGGCTTAGTTGACTTCGATCTATATCCATATCAAGAGAAAATGTTCGAATCATTTAATGAGAATAGATTTAATATCGTACTGGCTTGTCGTCAGTCCGGTAAATCTATATCTTCTGTTGCATATATTCTATGGTTTGTTTTATTTCACTCAGAAAAAACAGTGGCTGTACTAGCTAACAAAGGTGCAACGGCACGTGAGATGCTATCTCGTATAACACTCATGCTAGAAAACTTACCATTCTTTTTACAGCCTGGTACAAAAGCTTTAAACAAAGGTTCATTAGAATTTTCAAATAATAGTAAGATCATTGCGGCAGCCACATCTGGCTCATCGATTCGTGGTCTTTCTATTAACTTATTATTCTTAGACGAGTTTGCATTCGTTGAGAATGATGCACAATTCTTTGCATCAACTTATCCTGTGATTTCATCTGGTAAAGATACAAAGGTTATAATCACATCTACTGCTAATGGTATAGGAAACGTGTTCCACAAAATTTGGGAGGGAGCACAACAAAAAACAAATGAATTTAAACCATTTAGAGTAGACTGGTGGGACGTACCCGGCCGGGATGAGTTATGGAAAGAACAAACCATTGCCAATACTTCTCGATTGCAATTTGATCAGGAGTTTGGCAATACGTTCTTTGGTACAGGTGATACATTAATTAATGCTGAAACCCTTATGGGATTACGAGCAAAGAATCCTATACAAGTAAAAGGTGATGCATTAATTTATGAGGAAGCTATACCTAAACATGAATATGTTGTAACGGTAGATGTGGCGAAGGGAAGAGGCCAGGACTATAGTACTTTTAATGTAGTCGACATTAGCACGAGGCCTTTTAAACAGGTTGCTGTATATCGCAATAACCTTATCTCGCCTATTCTCTTCCCTGATTTTATTTATAAATTTGCGAAAGCCTACAATAATGCTTATGTAGTTGTTGAGGCAAATGATGCAGGTCAAGTTGTTTGTAATGGTTTATATTATGATTTGGAATATGAGAACTTCCATGTAGAATCTGCAGTTAAATCAAGTGGTTTAGGTATTGAGATGACACGAAAGGTCAAACGTATTGGTTGCTCATCATTTAAAGACTTATTAGAGAATAATAAACTAGAGGTTGTGGATCAACAAACAATATTAGAAATATCTACATTTGAGGCAAAAGGTCAATCATACGAAGCATCTCAGGGCAACCATGATGATTTAGTAATGAATTTAGTATTGTTTGGATATTTTGCTGGTACAAATTACTTTGGTGAATTAACAGATATTAATTTAAAAGAAATGTTGTTTGAACAAAGGATGAAAGAGATAGAAGCTGACGTATTACCATTTGGTTATGTAGACGATGGCTTGCCACATATACCTGTAATAGATGAAGATAGACGACAATGGCAGATAGAAGAGCGTCCAGATCTAGACTTTTAATAAGTTATAAATAAGAACATAGTGAAAACCCGCCGTATTATGACAGATCTTATTATTTAAAAAGGAAAAAACACATGGCACTTGGAGTACCTTCATCAAGTCCTGCCGTAGTAATCAAAGAGATTGATGCTAGTACAAGTATTCGTACAGCTAGCACTACAATCGGTGGTACGGTAGGTGATTTTCGTTGGGGACCAGTGGGAGTACCTATGACTGTTGCAACAGAAACAGAACTAGTAAGTACTTTTGCCGCACCTGACGAAGCAAACTCCGTAGAATTTCATAGCGCAGCATATTATCTACGATATGCCGATAACTTGAAAGTTGTACGGACAACAGACGCAAATGCAAAGAATGCTTATGACGCAGACTCTGCAACAGCCCCAGCTATTGGAAATTCAATGGAATGGGACGCACAAGAATCAACACTCGCTGGCGCAAATCATACTTTCATAGCAAAGTATCCTGGCGCTTTGGGTACTGGTTTAACAATTTCAGTATGTCCAGCAGACGAGACAACCTTTGATGGTTGGGCATATAAATCAGAATTCGATACATTCCCCGGAACATCAACTTCAGCTACGGCTGAGGGTGCAACCAATGACGAAGTACACGTTGCAGTCGTAGACGTTAACGGAAACTTCGGTTCAAAGGGTGCAGTTTTAGAAACTTTCCCACATGTATCGTTAGCAACAGACGCAAAAACACCAGATGGATCTACTAATTATATCAAGAATGTAGTTAATACAGGATCCGCTTACGTATGGATGGCTGGATTTGGTACAGCTGGATCGAGATTCGATGCAGACGCTGGATCAGCACTTGCAAGTGGTACAAACTACTTGACAACTCCAGCAGCGATTCTTACTATAGATTTAACAGGTGGCGTCAATCAAAACGCTAACACAACCGGATCAGTTGCAACAGCTTTTGACGCATTAGAAGACGAAGATACGGTTCCCGTAGATATTCTATTTGCTAATGCGATGAGTGCTAGAGTAGATCAAGTAACAGTTACTAACGATATTACGGCAACCGCGGTTGCTCGTAAAGATTGTATAGCAGTAGCATCACCCGCAAGGAGTGACGTTGTAGGAGTAGCAAGTCCTGCTACTATGGTTACAAATACTATGTTAACTGCTAAAGATATGACATACGGATCATACCTAGTAGTTGATAACAACTTTCTAAAGGTGTATGATAAGTACAATGACAAGTATATCATGGTACCTGCCGCATCTTCAACAGCCGGAATCATGGCCGCAACAGATAACAATGCTGCTCCATGGGTATCACCTGCTGGTACAAGACGCGGTAATTATCTAGGTATTACCTCATTGGCTTACTCACCAACTAAAGCTCAAAGAGATACACTCTATAAAGGCGGAGTTAATCCTATTGCAAATATTCCTGGTCAAGGAGTAATGCTCTATGGTGATAAAACACACATGAACAGACCATCAGCATTTGATCGTATTAATGTTCGTAGATTGTTTACATCATTAGAAAAAGCAATCGGTGAATTCGCTAAAGCTTCTCTCTTTGAACTTAATGACGAGTTTACTCGAGCTGAATTTGTAAATAACGTAGAACCTCTACTTCGTGAAGTAAAAGGTCGACGTGGCATTACAGACTTTAAAGTGGTCTGTGATGAGACAAACAATACCGCTTCAGTAATTGACAGAAATGAATTTGTGGCGACACTCTTCATCAAGCCAGCACGCTCAATCAACTTCATCACATTGAATTTTGTGGCGACTAGAACGGGTGCTGACTTCGAAGAAGTTGTTGGCATATAGTAGCGGTAAGGAGATAAAAAATGGCTATTCTAGGAGTAGATGATTTTAAAGCAAAACTACGTGGTGGTGGCGCACGCTCTAATCTGTTTAAAGCAACAATTAACTTTCCAGGCTATGCAGCTGGTGATGTTGAGTTAACATCATTTATGTGTAAAACTGCTCAGCTTCCTCAGTCAGTAATAGAAGAGGTACCTATTTCGTTTCGCGGAAGAATACTAAAAATTGCTGGCGAAAGATCATTTGAACCATGGACAGTAACAATGTTAAACGATACTGACATGGGTACACGTGATGCTATGGAAAGATGGATGAATGGTATTAATGGACATACAACCAATGTTGGTCTTGTAAATCCCACTGACTATCAAGCAGACTTAATTGTGGAACAATTAGATAGAGACGGCACATCAGTTAAGCGATATGATTTCAGAGGAGCATTTCCTACAGAAGTTGGAGAAATTGAGCTTAACTATGACAACACTGGAGCGATTGAAGAGTTTATTACTACCTTCACAATCCAGTATTGGGAGTCAAATACCACTTCGTAAGAAGTTATAAATAATATGTGAAGGGCCGAAAGGCCCTTTGCTAAACTATTTTTTGTAGGTAAGAATATGGCAGAGAATAACGGATTTACATTATTTGGATTTGAAATACGTAGAAAGCAAGACAAGCCTTCTAAAAAGAATCAGATGGATTCTATTGTACCGCCCATCGATGAGGATGGCGCAGGTTACGTAACTGCATCCGGATCTCACTTCGGTCAATACGTTAATATTGACGGTGACGAATTTAAAGATAATATATTAAAGATTAAGCAATACCGGGGTGTTGCTATGCATCCTGAAGTTGATGCAGCAATTGAAGATATTGTAAATGAATCAATCTCAATTGCAAATGATGGTTCAACAGTTACTATTAATATGGATAACGTTGAAATATCTGATAAGATTAAAAAGAATATTACAGAAGAATTTAATAACATATGTGTAATGCTTAAGTTTAATGAACTAGGGCATGACATTTTCCGTCGTTGGTATGTAGACGGTCGAATTTATCATCATCTCGTAGTTAACGAAGCAAATATGAAGATGGGTATCCAAGATATCCGTCCTATCGATGCTACGAAGATTCGTAAAGTAAAAGAAATTAAGAAGAAAAAAGACCCGGTTACCGGTGCCGAATTAATTGAAAAGGTTGATGAGCACTTTATTTATCAAGAGAAACCAGGTCAAACTAAACAAGGTGTTAAACTTACAACAGACGCCGTTAGTTATGTTACATCTGGTCTATTAGATCAAGATCGCAAAAGAGTTATATCATATCTTCAAAAATCACTGAAGCCATTAAACCAATTAAGAATGATGGAAGACTCGTTGGTCATCTATCGTCTTGCACGTGCACCTGAACGTCGTATCTTTTATATTGATGTAGGTAATATGCCAACTGGTAAAGCTGAAGAATACATGAAGAAGATCATGACTCAGTATCGCAACAAGCTTGTTTATGATCAGACAACAGGTAAACTAAAAGATGATCGTAAACATATGTCAATGCTTGAAGATTTCTGGCTACCACGAAAAGAAGGTGGTAGAGGTACAGAGATTAGTACGTTGCCAGGTGGTGAGAACCTAGGTCAAATAGATGATATCATATATTTTCAGAAACGTTTATATAAATCTCTTAATGTACCTATCTCACGTCTTGAGCAAGATCAAAGTGCTAATATACTTGGTCGATCTACAGAAATCAATAGAGATGAATTAAAATTTCAGAAGTTTGTTGAGCGTCTACGTCGTAGATTCTCGGCTCTCTTCTTAGAGATTCTTCGTAAACAGCTTATACTAAAAGGTGTAATTGCTGATGAAGACTGGAAAGAATGGGAAAATGATTTAGTTGTTGAATATGCACATGACAATCATTTTGCTGAACTCAGAGATGCTGAACTAATCCGTGAAAGATTACAGACCATGGATTTAGCACAAAATTATATTGGCGAATACTATTCAAAAGAATGGGCTATGAAAAATATTCTTATGTTAGATGATGACGATATAGAAAGAATAAAGAAAGAAATTGACGGTGAAATAAAGTCTGGCGAAGTTGATAATGGCGAAGAACCAGAGAATCAAGGAGATGATAATGAACGATGAAGCCGAAGTAATGGAACCTGAAGTTGAGGTTAATCCTATGCAAACTTTTGTAGATGATATTCTACAAAAGAATTTTGCAGGAGCACAATCAACATTCAATGATCTATTGGGTGATAAACTTAATGATGCATTAGATGCTGAAAAAGTGGCATTAGCTCAACAAGTTTATAACGGCGCAGAGCCACCTGAAGACGATCAGTTAGAAATGGAATTTCCTGAAATGGAAGACGAAGAATATGAAGACGACCTAGAAGATGGTGCGGAAGAATATACTTCAGATACTGATCAAGAGGAAACAGAAGTAGAAGATTAATTTGTTATAAATAAGTGTAACATAATTATCACAGGTTTAAGATAAATGAAACTTATTACGGAATATAACGAAAGCGATGTTCAATGCATCGTGGAGAAAAAAGAAGACGGCTCGAAGAAATATCTCATCGAGGGTGTTTTTGCTATGGCCGAATCAAAGAACCGTAATGGACGAATTTATCCTAAAGCGATATTAGAAAAAGCAGTTGACAAATATGTCACTGATCAAGTTAAAACTAAACGAGCTGTTGGAGAGCTAAACCATCCGGAAGGCCCAACAGTTAATTTAGATAAGGTATCCCATCTAATTACCGATCTTCAATTTGAGGGTAATAATGTGATGGGTAAGGCACAAGTACTGGATACTCCTATGGGACAGATCGTAAAAGGTTTGCTTGAGGGCGGTGTTCAATTAGGCGTGTCAACTCGTGGTATGGGAAGTCTTGAGCAACGTAATGGTACAGCAGTCGTCAAAGACGATTTTATTCTTAATACGGTTGATATCGTACAAGATCCATCAGCACCGAATGCTTTCGTTAATGGAATTATGGAAGGTGTAGACTGGGTTTGGAATAACGGCATTATCGAAGCCAGGGCAATTGAAGAAATGGAGACTGAAATTAAACAAGCTCCACGTACTGATCTCTATGAGACTCAGGTTCGTGAGTATAAGAATTTCCTCTCGTTACTCAAACAAAAGAGCATGTAAGGAGAATAGCATGTCTGATCTAGAAAATCAGGTCACAGAAGCAGATCTCCATGACGAGGACGTTGTGGAAGAAGCTCACGACCCAAAAAATGCGGAACAAGCATCTGTTGCATCTGTAAAAGGCGCAGCTGGTAAAACAGCAAAGGCTCCAGAGCCAGCACCTAAGCAGGGTACACATATGCCGATGCCGAAAACAAAAGCAGGTATGTTGCAAGCCATGTATCTAAAGCAGAGCAAAATGAATAAAGCTCAGCTTACAGCAGCTTATCATGGGATGATGAAAGATGACGTCGACGTAGACAACGACGCAGCTATCATGGAAAACCCAGAAGTTGCTTATGACTATCAAGGCGAACTAGATGCATTAGTTGAATCTGAAGCAACTCTATCAGAAGAGTTCAAAGAAAAAACTACAATCATCTTTGAATCAGCAATGAAAGCAAAATTAGCAGAAGAAATCGAAACACTCGAAGAAAACTATGCTAACGAGCTTGCTGAGGAAATTGCAACAACAAAATCTGATCTCGTAGAAAAAGTAGATTCTTACCTAAACTACGTAGTTGAGCAGTGGATGGAAGACAACAA